TAGGTTGCCTTTCCACGCGGGTGCGTTGGCGTTGTCGGACTGATTGTTGAAGACGCTGATGTCGCCGTCTTTCTTTTGGTATGTACTCATATTAGGTTTGGTTTAAGGTTGTAAAGATAAGGTTGGTTCTTGCCATTCTTGGCACTCGTTTTCAAAGGCGGCGTCGTGGAAGAAGTCGAGCGGTGTCTGATCCAGCCACGCCTGCGCACTTTCTGTTTCGCTGTCGCTCATGACGGCTTTCTTCCATTCAAATAGCACTGGTGGCACTTCCCCGACTTTGACTTCGGGTGTGGCAATGTCAAGTTTTATGTACTTGAAACTTGACACCCACGCGTCGAGAATGTCGATGTCGCCTGTGCTGTCTTGATCCCAGTTGGTTGATTCGTACTGGATGTAGACCTCGATGTCGATTGTGCCGCCGTTGTGCGGCACTGTGTAGTAGTGTGAAAATTGGCGTTCTCTGCTCATAGGTCGGTTTGGTTTAGTTTGGACATCATTGCGACGCACTTGGTGCGCTCTTCGGTCACGCCGAGGTTGTACGCGTTCTGCATGTCTTGCAGTGCGCTCCGGTACGCCTCCGCCCAGACCGGGTAGAGGCGCGCCGAAACTTCGGGCGATACGTTCTGGAATAGCTGGCCAACAAGCGTCACGACCTTGCCCAGCTGCATGTTGTTGTGGGACAGCGATACCATCGCTTCCACGCGTTCTTCAAGGCTCATCGGAAGGTTACAGTTAGCGTTGTCTTGGCTGGCTTCACTGGTACCACTGGCACAACTTCGCCAGTGTTCGGATCGACGATGGCGGCGGTGTCTGCCATCTTAAACGCGGTCTTAACTAATTCGTGACGTGCTTTCAGGCGGTCTGCCAGTTCAACGCAGACTGGATCGTGGTTGAAGTCTGGCATGTCGCGCGGCTCGCGCAGCTGAACGCTTGCACCGTGGAACTTAAACTCGCCCTTGCCGTAGGTCGCGGCTGTGTCTTTCGCCAGCTCTTCGGTGCGCTCGATGATGCTCTCCAGCGCCTTCACAACCGCCTTGCAGCGGATGTGAACGGATAGCGGATCGACGTTGCCGTCCATGACTTCGGCGGTGACGTGATTAACAAACGCCTCTATTTCGGCTTTGTCGATGTTTGTAGGTAGAGTTAGCATTGGTCGCCTCCTTGCAGTTGAGCGATGAATAGTTGGCGCTCTTTCATCTGACTTTCCTTGAACGCCAGCAGATCTAAGTGCTGCTTCCAGCCGAAGGCGTAGCGCTCTTCGCGTTGCTTGTGGATGAACTTGGTCATCAGGGTTTTGGCTTCTTGCTTTTTCATTGGTTTGGTTGGTTAAAGGGTTGTGAAGAAATTGATGATGGTGTTCAGCTTTGATTCGATTGCGTTGATGCGGTGTATCAACTGGTCATTAGCGGTGACGATAGGCTGTTCCTGCTCGCGCATAACTGATTCGGTGAATAGCGTTGGTTGCACGATGTCTTGTGGCTTAGCCTGCATTTTTTTACTCTTGCAATTAGATAGCTGCATGCTTGTATGATTGGCCATTTTATGCGCCAGCGCAGCGATTGTTTTCTTTGAATTTTTGACATCAATAAATATTAGCCGATTTTGTGACCTTTCGGCTAATCCGTATTTGACAAAGAATTTAATCGCATCTGACGTCATGCCATCTCTATCCTGCCCGGCAGAAGTTGTTTTCAGACATTCATAGGCCTCGTCCATTGTCATAGAGCCTCGACTGCGCAATGCGCTATAAAACTGATTTGCTTTAATGTTGTACTTTTCTGTTAAGTTCATTGGTTGGTTTTGGTTAAAGGGTTGAAAGATATTTGATTCCGGATTCGTACTTCGCCGCATCCCAGTTCTCGCGCGCCTCCAGCTTGTAGCGCTCTTGTGGATCGGCGACCTTAGCCATCAGCATTTGACCGTATTTGACGCGGAGGTCGGTGAGCATCTGCTCTTTGCCGATTGCCAGCGTCATCTCTTCAGCGGTTGCGATGCTTGTTTCCAAGCCGATGCCGAAGTTGCCAAGCGCTCTGCCCCACGCGGAGGATTCGCAGTTCTCGACGTACGACGTCTTGTTGATCGCGCTACTGGTGCGGTCTTCCTGCGCCATGCCGCTGGCGACGATGCGGCCATTGGGATCGGTGATGAGTGCGTTCAGTACGCAGAAGTCGGGTGTCAGCTGCACGACTTCGGTGGTGAGGGAGTGATCGGCGAAGTTTGCGCGGAAGTATTTGAGGCGCTCGACTACTTCGACGTAGGGTTTCCCTTTAATGTTCGTTGTTTTGAATTGGTGCATTTTTTGTTGGTTTAGTTGGTTGGTTGGCAGCGAAGTTCAACGCGGCGCGGATGCTGCCAAATCGCGCCCGGCATAGGGTGAGGGTGTCAGCCTCGCAGTAGACGGAAGTAAGTTGCATTTTTGACTGGTTAGAAAGTGTCGGTGTCATCTTCTTGGTTGAGTTCATTGGTTTTTTTTAGGTATGCAAATATACATAAATAAATAATAGGCAGCGCGCAGAATGATATGTACCACCACCAGCGGTCGTGGAAGTCCGCCATCATGTAGACCATGCTTAGCAGGAAGGGGAGGATCAGTAGTAGGTTGCTCATGGGTAGAATAGGTTTTGGAAGTTAGACAATGTGCGGTCTTTGCCCAGCACTATCAGCAGCATTTGTATTTCGTTGAACGTGCATTGGGTGTAGAAGTAGTTGGTTGTCAGGAACTCGATGCAGAACTCCCTGCTGTGCGGAAGTTCGTAGCTTTCAATAGCCGTGCGGGTTTCGGCGCTCATGCGATCCCATAGTGTTGGTGGTCTTTGCATTTTAGTTTTGGTTTAGAAGGGCTTGACGTGCTTGGAGGTAACGGCCGTAGAGTTCGTAGTTGAACGTCAGCGGCTTCTTGGTTTCGCTGGATGAAGGCGTCGCGGTGCGTTCCAGCATGTAGCGGATGTGGCGATGCCACGCGTAGAGGTATGCAGGGATGAAGTTCATGGTTTTGTTGGGTTTAAGGTTGGCATTGGTAGAGGTGTTGATGAGCGTTGAAATCTGATGAAGCGGAACCAGTCGCGGTGTTGGCTGCGAAATAGCGCGTCTACAATTTGACGTGTTCGCGTCGGGTTGCTGTTTGCAGTAAACGGATAGTCCGCGTGCATTGCGTACATCCCGCTCGGAAGCTTGTGGATGTAGGCCTCAACGACGATGCCGTTGTCGAGGGTGATCGGGGTGTAACTGATGATGTCGTGGTTCATTGGGTTGGGTTGGTTAAAGGGTTAGTTGAAGTATTCGGTGGATTGGATCTCTGCCAGTTCGTTAGTCCAAGCCTGCATCATTTGCATGCCATCAGGTGCGGTGAATGTCGTGAGTTGTGAATACTCGCCTGACTGGTCAAAGTCCTCGCCAACTGGTGTGCCGTCAATTTCGAGCATAGCATCAGCGAGGGTGTTGTAAAATCCGACAAGGCATCCAGATTGGTTGCGGTAACTGTCGACGCGGTAAAGGGTGTTGGTTTTCATTGGTTGGTTTTTTAGTTGGTTAAAGGTTAAAAGATTGCGCGTTGGTGAGCCGCGCCCCTCGGTGGGTTAGAGGCTGGTGTAGAGGCCCGTAATTTGGGTAAAAATTGAAGGCAAAGAATCGAAGTAAATTCCCTTGGCTTCAAAAACGGGCTTAATATCAAGGTTTTTAAATTTGCAGATTTTCACATCGTACAAATCGGAAGAAGTCAAGGTCACATACATAATGTTGGCTTTTGGGCTACCCTTAAACTTTACGATTAGGGTGTCTTGGTCAGCATAGCAGGTAGCCCCCGTCATTGCTAAAAATTTGTTGCCGCCAAGTGCTTTGAGAATTTCGGTTTGAGTTGTCATTGGTTGGTTTTTTTTAGTTGGTTAAATTTCTACCGCTTTGGTATATGCAAATATACATACATATATATATACGATACAAACTTTTTTTATTTTTTTTTTCTGCGTTTCCAGCGCGTAGAGGCACATTCCGAAAAAAACTTTCAGACGCCACCGATTTCCAAGCCTTGATTTTCCGCCGTTACCTCAACCGAGCGAATAAAACGACGCTCGCCAGCAGTCCCAAAATCGCCCCGACAAGCAGTATCGGCCACCTGCTTTTGCGCTTCTTCGGCTCAACGACGACAGTGCGCTCTACGATTGTCGTATCGCGCAAAATAAGCCGCTCTACGACCGTATCTCTGCGCAGACGTATGACAATGCCACTGCCAGAATTTGACACGCTTAGAACGCTTGTTTTCGCACTGTCGCGCAGGGCGAAGCGGCGCACAACTCCAGCACTGTCGCATAGGTCAGGAAGCGTCAACTCCGTCAAGCTGCCAGCGGTGACTACCTGCCGGTCAGTATGAACGACAGCGCTGGTGCGGATCACCTCCGCAGGCTTCCGGCAGCAGCCAAAAAGCAGCAGGCTAAATATGAGCGTACTCTTGGGTAGCATTGAACGATGGGCAGGCTTTGGCTACTTTTGGGAAGTCACGGTGGCCGAGGATCTTGGCCGCTGGGTACTTGGCGCGCCATTCGTGCAACACCTGTGAAAGTGCGTCTTTTTGCCCTTGCGTGCGATTGTCAACCGGGTTGCCTCTGCTGTCTACGCCGCCGATGTAGCTGATATGGAGGCTCACGCTATTGTAACCGGCAACGCCGTTGCACACGGTGTCATCATCAGCCAGCGTGATGACTTCGCCGTTGGGTTTCACGACCTTGTGGTATCCTGGTGACTTCCACTTTAGGTTTGTCCGCCAGTAGTTCTGGATTGATTCAATGGTCGTTGAGTGCGGTGTCGCGGTGCAGTGTACTACGAGGTATTTGATGTTGCGCATAATTCCTGATTAGGTTGCAAAATTAAATATCATTGGTGCTATAATTTACACCCCATCAGGTATGAATCAATGCGCCTCCTACCACTTTACACCCTATCGGGTACTGGTCGTCGTAAACTTCGCATCAATAACGCGGGTTTCTATTTTTTCATTTACAATCTTCACTAAGCTCAACTTCATCCAGTAACCGCCCAATGGCTTCGGCGGTCTGCCTCGCTCAACGTGAAAGCCTCCAACGCCGCCATCGTATTCCTCCTTATAGGTCGCAGTTCTGATCTGATGCAGAGGCCGCTGCCTTATCATGTAGTTCATTCTGTTGAGGTAGGTGATGACGTTGACGTGATGATACAACTCATGCACGTGACCTTGCCAAGTGCAGTCGTAGCCTTCAACCATCGCCATAATCCGCTGGTCTTGGATGACGCCCTTGGTCACTGGACCGCCTCCGCCTGAACCGTGGTAATAATGCATCGCAAAGCGTGTCCGGTGGTTTACTTTAGCACTGTGCGTGAATCCGAACAGGATCGCTCCGCCGTAGCCGCCAAGATGAACTTCAGTGCCGTACTCGTGATTGAGTAGAGTGACGAACATCTGCAATGCGTCGAACTCGACATTGCGGATCACGCTTGTTTCGTGGTTGCCGTAGCCGATCAGCGCGATGTGCTTAGCGTAGGGTTTGAACCACTGCACCGCGTCGTTTACGACGGCTTGCAGGTAGTTGCCCTGATTGTGTTCTGGCCGTATCTCATCCTTGCCCCTGCGTGGATCACCGCGCCCCTGCATCAGGCAGAACGTGTCGCCGTTCATGATGACCTTGGCGTTCCGGCGCACGGCTTCGTCGAGGTGGCTTTTTAGCAGGTCGCGATCGCACTTGGGGTTGTCCCAGTGCAGGTCGCTCACCAGCAGAAACTCCGCCTCCTTCCCCTCGCAGTCAATCGTGTGGACGTTGGCTGCGCGTCGGGTTATATTCATATTATTGGTTTGGTGTCGACTTCAGCAGCTTCATGATGCGCACCTCCAGCACCTCCGTGATCTTGACGCCTGAAAAGCCAACGATGAAGGCGAGGCCGTACTCGATGTTGGGCGCTTTTATGTTTAGGATGCCAATGATGACTGGCGCGATGTAGGTGGCAGATAGTGTGCCGCTAAGTACTGCGATCAGCTGCATTTTCCAGTTTTTCATCTTTGGTGCAAGCAGTAGTGCGCCGAAGAAGCCAGCGATGGTTAGGCCGAGGTTGATGCCGATGGATTTGAGGAAGTCGATCATTTTAGTCTTCGTTTAGTGTGTTGTTCAAGTCGTCGCGCTCGGTGTAGTCCTTGCCGTACTGCTCATCCCAGCCGAGGAAGGTATGCACCCCAACAGGCGGAGGCCAGCACTCGAAGGGCAGGTAGGCGACATTTGGCTCTGCATCCCAAAGAATGTCGACGCAATAAGCGCCCTCTATTTCACCCAGCGGCACTGCGAAGCCTTGCGGCTCTGGTAGCGCGGTGAATGTCGCCTCGTTGGGAAAGGCGTATTTGCGGAAGGTAGCCATTTATAGTCGGGTTAATTCGGCGAGTTGGTCGTTCGAGAGCCGTGTGGTGTAGAGTGCAGCGGCGCGGATGCGGTCGTTGAGTTGACTGCCTACTGCGCCATCGGCTCTTGTGCCAAGACCAAAAACTGCCGCAGATAGATTTGGAATTGCGATTGTCTTGGTATCACGCAGAACTCCATTGACATACAAAACAGTCCCGCTTGCTGCTGAATTGTAGCCAACTGCAATTTTGTAAATCCCTGTAGTAATGCCCGATGCGGTTGCTGTTACACCAACACCTCCCGATGTTGCGACAAAGTCAAACGAATTTCCTGCAATACTCATTTCCAATGACAAAAGGTTGTTTCCGTCCACGCGAATGTTTACAATGCGCCTTGCTGCACTTGCTGCAAAACTCCTCACATCCACCTCCGCATAAATCGTCCCCTCGGTTTGGCCTATCAGCCCACTCACGAGCGCCCCCGATGCGCTGATGACGTCAGCGGCACGGCTGACTGCTGCTGTCGTGGTGGTTATTGGTGATGTAGGAACAGGGCCAATTTCTGCCTGCGTGAAGTCCACTTCGATAACATCACCACTTGCAATCATCCGTATTCCTACCTGCCCCGATGCCACTGTTTGCGCTCCACTATTAACCGGAGCAAACGCAGTTGTCAACGTTACGGTCTGCCAATTTGTGCCGCCGTTTGTGGTGAGCTGAATTTCACCAGTGCCTGAAACTCTACGCATATAGGCCGAGAAAATACGCGACTGGGAGGCGTGCGATATGTTTTGCGTTATCGTCGCACTTGCCGCCGTGGATGTAAGCGTCGTTGCTCCTGATGCAGTCCCATCAGCGCCAACGGCGTTGCGTACTGCCGTGATACCACTTGCCGCCCATGTTCCGCTGACCGAGAGGTCGCGACTCCACAATGCTTGATTCTGCCCACTCGCCTCGACCAACAAGGCAGGACACGACTGCCCCAGCCAATCGATGCGCGGCACTCCCGACGCGACGCTCTCAATCAACCCGCTGCTATTGACGCGCGTCGCCGTTGTGTTGCGGCTGACGGTGAACCGCATCGTCGTGTCTTCCGCCACAAACGGAGGCACGTCTTGGTATAGGTTGCCCGCCTTGTAGAATTGCGGAACTATCAGCAGCGACGGCGTCGATGGCAGTCCGTCAGTGTAAACCTCTTGACCGCGCGACACCAAGCAGCTGCCTGTCCCAGCGTTTTCATCTTCAACACTCGCACCTGCGCCCTTCGCGCCTTCAAGCGCTGCCGACCACTGCGTCTTGTAGGGGTTCGTGCCGTGTTGCGCGACAAACGGCAAGCCGTAGCCAATGCCTAATGCCATTATACAGCGCTTACGATGGTTACGCCCTGCATTGAATATCCGATCACACTGCCTGCGTTCAGCGTCACGGCGGCAATCCTACGGCCATTGTTGGCTGCTATGATCATGCCCGGACTGAACGCCTGCCCGGAAGGGA